GTGTTTCAATTAGCATATTATATCTTTCTATAAACAGGTTATTTTATTTTTACGGTACGCATTACGTAATCGTCAACGATATCGAAAAAGTCTTCGGGCTTGTTGATCGACAATAGCATCAAATTATCACGAACATTTTCATTGAGCCCGTTTGAACTAAAGTAGTCTGCGATAGCTAGCTCAACAGTGTTCAATCCAAAGTATTCTACGATAGGAGACTTCATTATGCACCCTCCATCACATCAATCCCGATAGCACGCTCGTAATAGTCTGGTACGTACGGTAGGTTGTTCTTAGCGTTCATACTCTCCATATACGCTTCAGCCTCAGCGCGTGTATCGAAGTCTACGCAGAAGGGCTTTTGTCCCCAGCCACGTTCGCTTTCGATGCAACGAACCCGATAAATTACATTAACAAGTGCCATTATGCAATTTCCTTCTCTTCATCTTATAATTTAATATAGACTTATTTTGAGAAAAAGTCAACTGTTATTTACGCTGCCAAGGCAACGTCTACCTTTTCTTGGAACGTGTACGACTTACCTGACTTGTGGAGATAGCCAACTGTATGACCAGGAATCTTGGAATCGTAAAAGTAGGTCATGCTATCCTTGACCTGATAAACAGCCATCGGGCCGTAGCGTCCGAAATCATGTTCCTTAGGATCGCCAACAACTACCATAGTCAGATCAGGGTTCGCATCACGAGCTTTTTCAGCCAGTGAATGAAGCCGCGAAGTGGTACGCTTATACTCAGGGCGATCCCATCCTGAAGAATGCTTATATGCATACTTAGTAACACCGATTGCCATAGGCTTATGGCTGCGTTCGTTAATTGCAACGATTGGATTCTTGCGGAGTGTATAAACGTAAATACCCATCACTAACTTCCTTCTCTTCATCTTATAATTTAATATAGACTTATTTTTAAAAAAGGTCAACCATAAATGTTACGTTTAGGTGCGGTTTCAAATTCTTCTTCACTGACCGTAATTTGATTGCCAGTGGATTCTTTGTAAAAGAGAGCTTCCTCCATAAGATTACCCAGATCGACGTGAGAGGCGACTAGGATACCATTATGATTACGTGCAACAAAAGCCTTCATGGTATAACTCCTATTAGAATTTACATCTCTACCGTACGTTCATACTCTGCGAGTGCTGCCTGCTCATCCAACCAGGCTTCATAACCTTCCCAGAGTGTTTCGTCGAGTACGTCCTGCATTTCCGTTCTCCTCATCTTATAATTAACTATACCTTTCTTTTTAAAAAAGGTCAATCATTATTATCGTCAAAAATGATAGGGCGTGTAATTTTCTCTAGAAAGAATGAAGGGGTATTGCCATCGAACCCTCCACCCATATTAAGAAAGCGGCATGCGTTCTTAGCTTCGTTGAGGTATGCAGGAACACTTGACGCAACGACTTGGTTGGTCTTTGTTTCTAGAATATCATAGATCTGTGTTACATAATCACCATTAGTGTTAGGAACATCTGCAATACCAGTCTGTACGAGTTTATAATTCATCATTTGTCTTTAATCCTTTTACGAAGTTCAGAAGATGACAGGTGGTGCTGTCTGGAGTTATAATATATGCGAATACCACGTTCATCGCATATATCCTTACCAGTGAAGTCTTTATTCTTATAGTCTTCACCGATAATTCTGACATCGAAGTGACGAGACTCAAGGATGAGCCTAACTTCCTCTTCGGTCGTATAAGGGACGATCTCGTCTACATACTTACAGCCCTTGAGCTGAATGTATCGTTCGTACATCGTCTGAATGGGTTTGTTCTTCTCTGGCCGATCAACGGTAGGATCAGACTGCAATGCAATCACGAGCCAGTCACACTGCGACTTGGCTTCTTCTAACATCATAATGTGTCCAGCATGGAGGAGATCAAAAGTGCTGAACGTGATTCCAACCGTCTTCATGTGCGAACCTTACTGTAGCGAATGTTGTCATAACCAGCATAACCGTCAGCCCAATTGCTACGTTGCTGTTCCTTGAAGCCGATCTTATCGGCATTCTCTTTGTAATACGCACGAGCCTTAACACCTACGTCATAGTCATCCTCAGCCATGATCTCGAAAGATTCAGAGTATGAACGTCTTTCGAACGTAACATAGTATGGTTTAAGCTTCTTGAGCTTCTTGATCTTATCCTTAGTGTATCCGCGGCGGTTGTTGATAATTTGATCAAACACTTCCTCGCTACACTTAGCTAGAGGTCCCCAAGATTCCACCGAACGATTAATCGTTTCGAACATCACTTCTTCTTCAATCATCATTTAAACCCCGAAAATTTATCTTTGTCGAACTTACCTGCTGGAGTTTTATCATAGACGGGACTATCGTCCATAATGTCGTCCTGCGCAGTTTGTTCAGTATCATACAACTTCATACGAGATTTGTCAACCCCAATAACAAATCTCTTATACATTTCTGGATCTGCATAACGATTCTTAAGTTGCTTAACCATAATCTGATTAAGTGCTTTAAGTTCATCTGTAGAGATAAGAGCAATCATCAAATCAGCAGTAGCAGGCAGACCGAACGACTCAGATGTATCTGTCAATCCAACATCCGAGTTATCATAACCGCCACGTGTCGTCTGTGTAGCCGAAACGATTGGTACATTAAACTCTACAGCCAACCCTCTCAGTTCCTCTGCAATCGCTTTAATATAGGTATATGAGTTGATGTTAGAGCCTTGCTTCAGGCGGGAACTGTTACAGATATTAAGATAGTCGATATAGATAATGTCTGCTACAAAGTTCTTTTTAATCTTCAGTTCGTTCAGCAGGTGCCTAAAGTTAGCCGAACCTGCACAAGCTGTAGGATACTCCTTAACAATCAGTTTACCTACAGTCTTTTCTTTAAGCCTTGCGATCTTCTTGTCATAAGACTCTTTAGGTAAGTTGTATAGTTCGTCTAGTGGTACGTTCAGTAGGTTCGCGTCAATACGTTCTGCAATCTTTTCTTCTGCCATTTCCATAGTGATGTACAGAACATTCTTACCACCTACCATGTTTGCTGCAGCCATATGACACATAGCCAACGACTTACCTACACCTGTACCTGCCAAGATAATGTTCAGTGTCTTGTTAGGGATACCTCCACGAGTAATCTTGTTAAAATAATCCAAGTCGAACGGAATACGCTCTTCCTTACGATGGTAAAACTCGAAACGAGACTCTACATCATCTAGGAAGTCGTGCCCGATAGATGTATCGAAGGACACTGCAAGTGCATCAGCCAACAGTTGTGGTATCGCGCCCGTAGACATCTTACCTGTCTTGTCATCCATAATTCTAATAGATTCTCTAATAGCATTATAGATAGCCTTGTCTTGACAAAACTTTTCTGTATTGTCTACCAACCATTCTGTGTTAGTGATAGAGTCGGACTGATCAGGTATTTCACTGATCAGTTCCTTACACTCTTTAAATTGATCGTCAGAGATCTTATCTAAGTTAGATAGATCCACAATCAATGCTTCCTTTGTAGGGAAAGCATTGTATGATGTTACATAGCGCTCGATAAGTTCAAAAATAACCTTATCGTTACGATCTTGGAAGTATTCTACATTAAGAAAAGGAATAACCTTACGGCCATACGTTTCGTTGTTTAATAGGTTATTAAATATAGCCTTTTCTAAACTCATTCTTGTTCATTCCCTTCTTCGATGGCTTCGTACACATCTACAACATCATCTTCATCTTTAATAATAGAACCATGTGCTACCTGATAACGATTTTGTACCCAGTCTGCGAAAGTCTTAGACGTAAGAATAGGAAGCCAGAAGTCCTTGGTCTGTGTATCGTTGTAACGGTACTTCTTATCATCGATCTCACCGGTTTCCATATCAACCTTAGAGTACCAACCATTCGATGGCTTAATTACATGGCCCGACTCAAGAGCAATGTCCAATAGACCAGACCATTTACTAATACCGCCAGTGAAAGATACTTCAACAGGGATCTTTGCTTTTTCTCGTACATAACGCGACTTCTCTACGTTGATAATAAAATTATAGCCAGTAATTTCTGTACCAGTCTTTTCTTGCTGACGTCCAATAATAAAGATATTGTCTGCCGAGTAATAAGAACCGGTACCTCCGCCAACGATATCCTTTGGAAACAGTGCAATTTCCTTGTAGGTATGGTTAACCACGATCATAGGCAAGTCCTTCATTGTAAGGTGCGGAGTTACCATACGGAAGAACGACTTCAGTTGCTTTGCACGACTCATGTCTGCAACAGACTTACCATCCAGTGCGTCTTCGACTTCTTTCTTAGAAGCCAAGTTACCAATCGAGTCTACAATAATAATAACATGTTCGTCACGTTCGATCTGGTTAAGCTGCTGCATGCAGTCAAACTTGAGCTGTTCAATGTCTGTAATAGGTGTGTGTAGTACACGGTCTGTAGAGATACCAAACGAGTCAAAATAAGACTGCGGAGTACCGAACTCAGAGTCATAAAACAATAGTACTGCATCTTCATACTTGTCAAGATATGCCTTAGCACACATCAACGAGAACGCTGTCTTAAAGTGCTTAGACGGACCAGCAAACATTGTAAGACCTGGTGTTAGACCACCGTCAAGTCGTCCAGATAGTGCAATGTTAATTGCTGGAACTGATGTGGAAATCATATCTTTTTTATTAAAGAACTTCGAGTTAGATAGTACGGCAGTTTCTTTAATAGTAGAATTCTTCTTTAGTTTATCAAGCAGAGACATGTATCTTCCTCTTCTGTTGTTAATAGTTCACTATAATATAATTGACGTTATATGTCAACTGTTTAATATCTTGTTTAGTCTTGTAATGAACTGATCGATCTTCTTAGCTCGATCTGGCCAATGTATATAAGCATTTTTGTCTGCGTCTTTTGCAAGGTTCTTGAGTAATGGCATAATAGCATTATACATAGCAAGAACCTTGTCGTTGCCATCTTGCTTAATAACTTCTTCAGCCATAGAGGTAAAACCGAAGTCAAAGTCGTCTAGTTCTAATTCTGTCATATTATTTCCTTATCCGAAGAAACTATCTAGAGAAGATCTTTTTTCACATTCCCACCCAATAGCACTAACAATAGTGTTCATTGGTTCTAGGAACGACTTCTCGAATTGCATACCCTTATCTACATATTTCTCTAGATTAAACTCTACAGGTATGTCTCCGGCAGCCGAAATAACAGAACACTGTAGTGGGTTCGGTGTGAGTAGATAAGAGAACTTAATCTTATTGCCGCTCTCGATAGTTTCATACTTAGTCTCTAGCTTACGCTGTCTTAGTGCATGGTTATAAATTAGAGCGCCCTTAACTGCAATAGGAGTACCCTTCTTATAAACAGAAGAGTTATCAGCCCATTTCTCTAGTTCTTTAACACCACGTGGAAACGCTACTTGATCGAACGGCATATTTTCAAACTGATTACGGAAGTCACATACATAATCCTGTAGGCTTTCCTCGTTCTCATTCATAATAACAGTTAGTGCGTGTTTAATTGCATCGCGTACAACAGCTGGTGTGCTTGTACGAATAGCCTCGATGCCCATCATCTTGAGCTTTGGCTTGTCGTAAGCAACACCTTCCAGATTGTACATGTTTAAGATGTACCGTTTCTTTGCAGTCCAGATGCCCTTGTCCGCAATCGCCTCGCGCTTCATCTTCATCTTCTGCTTAGCAGCGTTCATATACACACGAAGTTCTTCGTAACACTTATCGATATAAGGTTCTAGCTTCTGTACACATACACCGTCTAAGAACTCAACAATCTTCTTTTTATCTTGTTGTTCTGTTCCATAGACTTTCTTTACTAGTGCATCTAAGGTAAGATACACAGAGTCTGTATCACATGCAATAACATAATCAAAGTCAGTAGTCTTAAGCAATTTATTTAGATACAGATTAAGTTTGTTTTCGATCCAGCGAGTAGTTAGCTGACCCGAAGAGGTAATAGCCTCGGCAAAATCATTCTCATACCACCGGAAGTACTTATTAGCCAGAGCTCCATAACCTGAGTTCAACTGAATCTTTTTTGCCATCTGCAAGTTATCATAACGTGCGATATCCTTGATTAGTTGTACTCCCTCTGGAGACTTCTTGTTCTCCAATGCTTCGTACTCTTTCTTACATTCAATCATCTTCTTCTTATAGACTGTACGATCTACATACATCTTTTCCATAAGTGTCGATAAGAAACCATCCTTACTCTGATCGAACATGCATCTGTTTGCAGTTGTTGCATAGTTATTATCTACTAGAACCTTTCTGTGCTCTGGATTATCCAAATAACCTTCCAACAGATTATCAATAGTAAACTCGTCTGGGTATTTTCCACGATACATTTCTGGAGAGATATTATATTGCATAATAATATGCGGGTATAGTGAGTTCAAGTCAAGAGATACAACCCAGTTGTGCATACCAGCCTGTACTTCTTTAACATAGCCACCCATGATACTATCAGCATCATTACCAGAGAACTCTGCTTGTGGTACAGCAATGTTTCTATCCAATAGATAGTTATGAATAAGAACATCCCAGGGTCGTACCGTAGCAAATGCGTCCGAATAGTTTACCTTAGCATCGTAGGCAACAGATAAAACAAGTTCGATTAGTTTTAGCTTATCGTCTAGCATATCTACGAGTTCTACATCTCGAATATTGTATTCTACGTATTTCTGCCAGTTATTACGTTGCAGACCTGCCAGATTGCCGTACTCTCCGTAGTCCACCTTCTTCTCGCCTAGTTCTTCAGAACAGATATGGTCTAGTGTGTATCGCTCCTGTTGCTTAAAAGCAAACTTCTTGTATAGCTGCATGTAATCCAGTACAGTAATACCTACAGGCGTATATACTGTATTCATCTGTCCACGAAGCTCGATCTGTGTAGTAGTTAGGTACCCCCAGGGAGATAGTTTCTTAGCGTAGCTTTCACCGAGCACACGAGTAATTCTATTAACAAGATATGGCACGTCGAAGAACTCAACGTTCCACCCCGTTACAATGTCCGGCGAGAACTCTACAGAGTTCCACATGTCTAAGAACGATCGCAATAATGCTATCTCGTCTGTACAGTTGTAATAGGTTACGTTCTCCGGATCTTTATTATCAAACTCTCCACATCCAAATGTAACTTTCTTACCACGTCGACTGATTGTAATAAGAGTAATTTCATTTTCTGCTTGTTGTATGTCTGGAAAGCCACGGGACTTTAGCATATCAGTTTCAATATCAATACCAACAACAGAGATATGTGATGGATCGTAATCGATCATCCCCTTATAGTTGTCGTAGATGTATGTGTACTGGTAGTTTGTCATGCCATAAATGGTCATGTTGTCTACCTCTTTGTACTTAGAAATAAAATCTCTGGCTTCGGACATAGAGTCGAAGTCCATACGCCCAAGTGTTTCCCCAGCTAGATTCTTATACTTGCTATCTGTAGAGGTAGGGATAAAGAGGTATGGTTTATATACCTCTTTTAATGCAAAGTGTTTACCGTTTTCATAACCACGAACTAGAATCTTGTTTTTTGCAACTGCAATATTCGTGTAAAACTTCATTCAATAAATACCTTTGTTGATACAATTACAACTATTTAACAACTATATACTGTTCCCTACGTGAAGTCAACACAATAATCCATCCAAGGAGCATATTATGAGTATACTATCCTTTATCACTAAAGAAGAGTCGATTACGTCTCTTCAGGATCTAGAGCTCGCAAAGGGTAAGATCCAATTAACTATCATGAAAATGGCTGCATTTGTTCTCGGTCTAATCATGGTTGCTGTTGTCTTTACTATGATGGTCGGACTATTTGTTCCAAACACCATCATCGACAACAACGAAATCTTTAAAATTATCGGACCTGCATTCTCAACTATTGTTGGTGCCTTTGTTGGTGCATTTGCAACAATGATGGGTATGAAGACTGCGGAGTTTGATCCGAACGTTAAAGTTCAGGAACTAGGCAAGACCGACTATGTCAAGCTCGCCGAAGCTCGTACAGAAGAAGCCAAAGCACATTCTATCGAGATCGACAATGAAGCGAAAGAGTTAGAACTTATCAACAAGTATCACGACTCTGACGAAGATCACGGTCCATTCTAAGAGGTATAGACAATGACAAAACTAACTGAACATTTTAATCTTGAAGAGATGACAGTATCTCCTACAGCCAAGAAACTAGGGCTATCGAACACTCCTACACCAGAGCACATTGAAAATATGCGTTACTGCTGTGAGAAGATCCTAGAACCGGTCCGTGCCAAATTTGGTCCTGTAACTATTAACTCTTCTTATCGCGCTCCTGCTGTTAACAAGGCAGTTGGAGGTTCGAAGACTTCACAGCACGTTAATGGTCAAGCAATCGACTTCGAAGTCAAAGGCGTTGACAATAAGACAGTCGCTGACTGGGTCGCTGATAATCTAGAGTTCGATCAGGTTATCCTTGAGTTCTATGCAGCCGGTGACAAGAACTCTGGTTGGGTACACGCCTCGATCAAGAAGGAAGGCGGTAACCGCAAGCAGCGTCTGATCGCTACGAAGTCTAAGGCCGGCGGAACCTCATATACTCCAGTAGCCGATTTCGACCCTTCAACACTGCCTGGCGCATCTGCCACAGCAGCTCGACCAGCAGCCAGCACACCAACAGCTGCAGCAACTCCCAAAGCTGCTTCAGGTTCGAATCCATTAGCTCAACTCCAAAGTAAATGCGGTCTTGCCGCTGATGGTAAATGGGG